AAACCTGCTGTCTTTGCAGTCGTATCCCAATCTACTGTTCCTGTTCTACCGAATCCTGATTGAGTTGCACCAGATGCTAAAGTTACTGTATCACCTGATTGACCAATCGTGAGTGTGGATCCGCATTGTGATGATATCTGATTAACTTCTATTTTACTCATTTAAATAATTACCAATGTCCCTGTTACTGTTTGTGTTCCAGTAATCGTTACTGGTCCTGCTAAAACTCCTGAATCTAATGTTTGATCTTGATCTAATGTTGATGCGTGAGTAACCACATAACCAGTGGCATCCATAATTGGAGAAATAGTTCTAGTTGCAGGTAAAGTACAAAATACTGTTTTTGAACCAGCTGAAAAATTTACTAAAGCATCTGAATTAGATGAAGTAATAACTGTATCTCTTGATAAAGTATCTGGAGCACCAGACGTGACTGTACCAATACCAACTTCCCATTCATTTGTTCCGCTGTTTGCTATTCCATAGTAAGTTGAATTACTATTTCCTATTCCAGAAACAAAAGATTCAAATCCAGTTTCTGCACCAGCGAGATCAAACGTACCGGTACCTATGGTAGTACTTGTTTCCTTAACTCTATCGTTAAGTGTAAAAGCCATTTTTACTCCCTATAATTTTTATGCGTCACCCAAACGAATGATTGCATCAGATGAATTAGCAGTTGGAAACTGAATAACGAAATCTCCGTTAGTTGCAGTTTTTGTTCCGCCAAAATCTAATACTAATACAGCTTCGTTAGATGTATCTTTATAAATCAGTGCTCCTGTTGCAGACAAAGTCACAGATGCAAAAGTTTCATCTCCGAAATCAATGTAAGCAATATTACTAGATATAGCTACACCATTATTAGTTAAAGCTTGTCCACCTGCAGGATAGTTAGTGGCAACTGACGAAACTTCGTTCGTAGTTGTGTATGCAGTTGTAGCCGTACTAAAAGCAGCTTGGGAAGTATATAAAGCAATATTAAAAGTATCTCCTCCGCTACCTGCGGTATCGAAGTTGAATGTTCCTTTTAATAGATCCGTTTTAAAAGAATCAGGTACAATATTTGCCATTTAGTTTTTCTCCTTAATTATTTTTTACCATAACTTGACGGTGATTTGGAAACTAATTGAGCACGAATAACACCATCATTGTATTCGTCTCTGCGTCTTCGGCCAATTTGTTCAACCGCATACGATTCAATTGCTTGTAACATATCTGCAGGACCTTTCAAGTATGCATATGTGTTTACCAGACATGCGTACAAAAGTAAATCTTGATATTTATTAGATAAATAACTGCCTGTAGTACTAGTGTTATTCACTGTAGAAGTGATACTAATTGGCTGTTTATTATAAGCTAATGTAATTAAATATTGTTGATCTGGAGTAGGAGCTACTAACCAATAGTTAGCATCCCAGTTTGCATAGTATTTAGGTATGCCTGAAGAAGTCGCTGGAGAGTCATAATATTCAGCAATAAAAGAAGTATCTCTTTGTTCTAAATAAGTTTGTTTTCCATTTGCATCTGTTAATTGAACATAACGAATAAATCTTAAATCAGAAGGAATAGTTACATATCTATTTGCAATCGCTAAATTAGAAGTTGCGTAATAACGATCATCATCTGAATCAATATCTCTATAGATTCTATTTTCTGCATTTTGAATAATAGTATCTAAAATAGAATCCGATAAAACAGAACTGTCTACTTCTGTATAATTTCTAATATCTGTTTGTAGATTCGCTAATGTATATGCCATGTTATACTCCCTGTAAAGTTACAGGACCTACTGAACAATTAGATCCACCGCCTTTACTATTTCCACTTGTAGCATTACTTTATTTAAATCACTTACATTGTCAAAAGTTGGTATGTTTGCAAATTGTTGTAAATTAGGAGTACTTGCTCCTCCTGCTCCAGGAGTTATTACTTGTGCAGGGCCTCTAAATCTAACTACATCACCTGTAGATCTTTGATGATCTTGTGAAAAAACATTTATATAAGTAACTCCACTAGCAATAACACTAGTAAAGGGATTATCATTTAATAAAATTAATTGTGGTGTGTCTTTTTGTTGTACTCTTGGATTATATAAAGCTTGTGGGTCACTACCAACTGGTTTTGGTTCTAATTGAGGTTGCTTTGCTTCGTATTCTGAATAGTGAACTAAAAATCCATTCCATTCTCTAACCATTTCTTTATAAGGAAATCTCATTCCTGATCTATCTGAAATAGCGTAAGCATGTTTTCCTTTAGCATAAACACCCATTATTATATTACTCCATCTCCATAAAATGTTTGCGGTGAAATAAAAGTAGAAGTACCTTGATTATCTGCATCTAATGCTCTTAACATTTCACTTTCATAAATTCTTTCTAACTCAAGTGTTCTTTCAGGAGAAAATTTCATACTTAAATAATAAGCAAGTCCTGACATCATGCATGGATAAAAACGATTTACTACATCTGATGAATTCATATAACCACCTGCATCTTGTATTCTTGCAACATAGTAAAAACAAAACTGATAACTAGAAGGTGTAGAAGCACTAGATACACTAGAACTTGGAGTTGCATATAAAAATATGCTAGGACTCTTTTTTCTATCTACATAATATTGAGAAGGTGTTCCTTGTGTTAATTTATTAGGGGTAGCGCTATAAGTAGATCTATCAATTTTAGTAAGTGAAATATCTTGTGGATTACTTGGATCCGAATTGTTTCTATAAAAAGCTTCTAATACTTCATTAACATCGCTAGGAAAATTAATAGTGTCAGCTGCATAACTATATTCAGCTTGTCCTAATACTAATGGTATTTTAGCTAATTTTACTTTCCATAAATGAATACCTCTGTTTCCCCATTCTTGAAACATAATATTAAGAGATCTTCGTGCACTTCTTAATTCATAACCTGTTCGCGTTCCGCCTAAACCAGTTCTCTCATAAGCTTCATCTATTATCTCATCTATTTCTGGATCAAAATCAGTTGCTCCTGAAGTAGGTGCAATAGTTTGTACTTGGTTACCCATACCAGCTAATGTAGAAGCGTAATAGAATAATACCGGAGCGCTGATATTTTGTACCGGAGCGATTGTAATTTGTGTGTAAGCTCCTGAACTTCCAGGGGTTCCTACTTTTACTACTCCTGTAGTATATTCAACTCCACCTGCAATATTAGTTCCGTCTTTAGTTGCAGAAAATAAAAGTTGATATCCTGTATTACTAGAATCGGACTGATCAAATATATAAGTTTGTCCCTCATTCAAAGGTAATTCAGGACTAACTTTACCATTAACGTAAAATTTATTTCCTGTACCAAAAGAATTAGTTCCCGTTGCAACGGTGACTGTATAATTGATAGTCGCCATGACTTATTAATTTCCTGCTGTTAAACCTGGTGCAGAATATTTATCTGTCAATAATGTATAAGCAGCAATATTAGTTTTTGTTTTACAATAAATTCCTTGAGGGAAAACAATTCCATCTTCTGGAAAAGATATATTAATAACATCTCCTTGTGGAACATCACCTATAAATAAAGTAGTGCCAGTATTTGAAGTAGTTGTTAATTCTAACAAACCTGCTCCGACTCCGTCGGATGCAATGATAATTCCTCTTAAACGAATTGGTTGTGCAATAATCGCAGTTGCTCCTGCTACAGCATCTGATCTAGTTGCTTGTATATCGCTTTTATAACTCATTTTAATCTCCTTGTTTAAAGAGCTCCCGAAGGAGCTCTTATAATTTTAATAATTATACTACAGCAATACCAGTAGTAACATCTATAAAGTCACTTCCATTATAGAAACAAAGTGATCCAGTAACTCCTGAACCAGTTGCATCAGAAACGTAAATAACTAAACCAGTCGCTGGTGAGCTAATAGCTGCTGCTTCTACTAAAGTGTATGAAGGTGCAATAAATCCATTATCTGATTTTACTGGACCTGAAAAAGTTGTTTGTGCCATTTTTATATTCTCCTAGTTTGTATGATACAGTCTCTAGGCCGTCGACTATACGCGTCTGTATCAAAGTTTATATATAGTAACGGTAATATAGCTTAATTTTTAGAAGAGTGCAAGGTATCCTTATATGAACTTGCTAATTTCAATGATGTAGCTTGTTATTATTAAGTAGCTACCGAAACTTCTGGAGCGGCATTCAAGATAGCAGCTTCTCTATTTGCTATTCTTGCTTCTTCTGATTTGATTTCAAAGATAATCTCTTTAATTTTATTATCTATTTGAACCATATCCAGAGTATACTTGTTATTATCAAGATACTCTTGTTCCCACCTCAACTCCAAGGACCTTTTCTGTCTGTATAGGTCGTGTATCATTTATAACCTCCTCAAAAGTTATACGTTTGATCTTCGGATCATAAGAGATGCCGAGATTTTCCCATTTTATACTTTTTTCTCCTATTTTGTCAAGTATAGCATTTTCAACAGATTCAGAATTATCTTCAGCCATAACTTCAAATTCAGCATGGTGACTGTAAGCCCAAATATGTACTAGGAATTTTTTCATGATTTGTTTTATGTAGCACATAAAAAAAGGGAGGTCAACAAGGACCTCCCTTTTTAGAAAATATAATCTAACGATTATACTGCGTCAGATCCGAAGATACCTCTAGGGTCAGAGAATCCGAAAACGTATCTCTCTCTAGCTTTGTATCTAACATTTCCAGTATCAAAGTCACCTTCCATAGTAGTTTTGATAGGTGATCTCATGAAATGTTTAAGACCATTAGGTACATCTGTTTTAATGAACCATTTTTTATTAGAAGTTAAGAAGTGATTCACTGTGTATCCTTGAGGAATCATTCCCATGTTTCTAATAGCATTGATATCATTATCAGCTGTGCCAACTCTGCCTTGAGACGCCATTAGTCTGTCAGCAGTAAATTGAAGCGCAGAAGGAATTACTAATTTCATTCCTCTAGCCGCAATTTTTAGGCCTCTTTCATCTGTGAACGCAGCGATGTCAATTAGAGCTTGCTCTAAAGACGTTTCGTTCAAGTCTGCAGGAGTTGCTAACTCGTTAGAGAAAGTTCCTGAAAGAGTTGGGTGAACAGTAGAACAAAGTGCTACTCCATCACCGCCAGCGTAAGTGTTACTAAATGCATTATTTAGAACCGCTGCTCCTTTAACTTGTTTAGTGTTCGCCATAGATCTTGCTAAAGCTTTTGTATATCTAGACGCAAGTCTGTCATACAAATTATCTTCAATAGCTTCTTCTGTGATTGCAAACGCTAATGCGATTGTTTCGTTAGTGTAACGAGCCGTGAAAGTTTCTTGTGCATCATCAAATGTTACACCTTGACCTTCAGGTTTTACAGCTGCGTTTCCGAATCCTGATAACATTACTTCTTCTTCAAAAGCTCTGTCTGAAGTTTCAGTATCGAAAATTTCTGCTGCTTCGTTTACGTATTGTTTGTACTCCAAGCCGAATAGTGCATTCAAACCTGGCTCTAGTTCTTTAACTAGTTGTGCTCGTGATATAGCCATATTTATTTATCTCCTATTCGCTATTAGTTATACAACGCAGACGCTTTAGAAATAGTAACGATCACGTTTGCTCCTGCTACAGAAATATCTTTATTTTCTGGGTCATTTGCAGATCTTACTAATGTAAACATCTTTGTTGATGCTGGAGAAGTTGTATCTAAAGTAGCGATCGATTGACCGTCTTTATTAGATGACGCTGTCCAGTTGTTAATATTATATGAAGTAGTTAGTCCGAATCCTGCTTGTGTAACAGCATCGTCTAATTTTACTACATATTCTTGATTTGGATTATCAATTACAAAAGCAGTAATATCATTACTACCTGTATTGTAATTCACGCTAGTTGTAGTTCCTGCTGGAACTGAATTAGCGAAAGTTGGTTTTCCAGTTGAATCAATATAGAAGAACCCGTTAAGAACACCTATTAAAAGTGCTTCTGTTGCGTTCGTATATGAAGATCCACCGGCTCCACCATCGTCAGTAAGTGTAAAAGATGCATCTTGTGCATATCCTTGTGCTCCTGAAGCATCTTGAATAGATGCAGGGTCACCTTTATACAAACCAACTCCTGGTGCTGTTTGGACTAGGTATTCAGATTGTCCTGAAGTAGCTGGAGTGTTTCCAACATTCATGACTGCTCTTAAACCGAATCCTACTGTGCTTGAGTTTGCCATAGTATTTTCCTTGTTTTAATTGTTAAAGTTAATTCGTTGGTATTAGAAATTACTAAAAAATTATTTCTTTGTACCACCGAAGGTTACACGAGTCTGCCTTTCATTATTGATTGGCATACTTGGGTGCTGTTCCTTCATGAGATCGTTATTAATTGCTTCTTCTTTGTCTGCAGTTTGTTTTGCATAGTATGCATCAATCTGCTTTGCAATCTCTTCTGGTATCCTAGCCAGCAATAGGCCTCCTACTCCAATGACTCCTGCGTATTTGCCTTCCGTCTCTGTTGGAAAATTACCATCTGGATATTCATCAGATCTAACTAATTCATATCCTTCTCGTAATGAAGCAGCTACGTTTTTCGTATCTTGAAAACCCATAGATTCTGCTCTTATCCACTGGTGACGATAGCCGTCTGGCGCAGGTGGTGCATCTAGTGATGAGGGTGGAGTCCAAACTTTTTTCTTTTCAGTTTTAGTTCGTTCTTGACTCGCACGTGAAGTTGTTATTTTTTCGTTTTCCATATGCCTATACTCCTTCCGTGATGTTTAATTGTTTCGCATATTCTTCTAGTGGCACGCCTAATCTTTTAGCAATTGCTACCTGTGACGGCGAGAGCTTCACAGTTTTTCTGCGTCCTGTTGGGGCTGAACGTTTAGCCGATGCTACAGCTTGAGCAGGTTTTGCTCTTTCTGTAGAAGTACCTTCTATCTTATCAAATTTATGTGGAAATTCAAGTCTTATCCTTTTATCAATTTCAACATAATATTCATCAGATTTAGGGTCATATCCTTCTTCTTCTACAAGTCTTTTATGCACATCAAATGCAGTATAAGTCATTGCAGAATCATTACCAAACCATGTATTTCTAGCTGCCCAGGCTTCTGCTTTGGGATCAGTAGGTATATCATTTGGTACTTGTCTACCATTATAAGTATTAACTTGCTCATATTGTTGAGGAGTAATGTTAATATTTTTTTTAGGTGCGGATTCTTGTGATTGTTTTAAAGCAACAAGTCTTGCATTTTCAACACTTAAACTAGCTAGTTGTTCTTGTGCTGCAATTTGTGCTTCAACGTCTTGAGATTCAATTGCATTTTTTAATGCTAATTTAGCTGCTGCTAAACTAGTTTTAACTCTGCTCTCAAATTCATTAACATAACCTTTGTCAATAGTAGAAAACTTTTGTTCAAGTTCATCTTTTTGTCTTTTGGTTAGTTGAGCATAAGCAATTGCTTCTTCTCTTTGTCTCTCTGCTTCACGCATTTTACGAGTTAGTTTAGCAATACGTTTCTGAACTCCTTCACTATATTCTGCTAACTCATCTTTAGCGTCTTTAGTTTGTTCTTTAGTTTCAACAGGAGTTTCTTTTGTTTCCTGTTCTACTTCTAATTTTTCTTCAACAACTTCTTCTTTTTGAGGTTCGTTGTTGTCATCAAAATTAATCTCGGCTCCATTTTCTTCGCCTACATCAATCAGATCATGTTTTTGTTCTTCTAGTTCTGGCATAGTTCCTTCCTATGTTATATGAGATGAAGTACGGATTCAGGATTTTTAATAGTCCCTATCACTTCATCATCGTTAAGTATTCGCACTTCTCCACCTTCTATTGGTAATCTCGATCCAGCATATCTGGCAAAGATTACCCAATCTCCT